TTGATGTTGAAGAAATTAAAAAGATGCAAGATAAGCCAAGATACGACCAAACTGAACCGACACAGGCGGTTACTACTGGTAGATATTAATGGCTAGTGCAGCTAATATAAAGAGATTGATGAACGATGAAACATTTAAAGATGTTATATCTGAAGTCATAGAACGACAAGCGAATGTGTTTTTGACTCCAGATTCTTCGACGGAAGAAAGAGACGATGCACATGATATTGTTCGTGCAATAGGGAAGATTAGTGATTACATGGATTCCGTTCTGGATGATGAGGTAATTAAGAATCGTCGAAATAATAAATAGGAGAACAGCACCGTGGCAACGACTGAAACCAAGAGCATCACAATAGATGATGCAGTAGAGAGCTTATTAGCTCCAGTGGAAACTGAAGAAGAGATTGTAGAGGAAGAAGCTCAGACAACAGAAGAAATTACCGATGAGGTAGAAGAATCTGCTGAGACCGAAGCAAGCGAAACGGAAGTTTCTGAAGAAGACGAAGATCCAGATATCGAAGGATCTTCTGACGTTACAGAAGAGGACGACGACGAAGCAATAGAAGACGCCGGTCAGGAAGAGCTTGAAGGCTATTCTGTCAAGATTGATGGACAGGAAGTACAAGTAACCTTAGATGACCTAAAGCAAGGCTATAGCGGACAACAATATGTCCAAAAAGGAATGCAAGAAGCAGCACATCAGCGTAAAGAAGCTGAGTCAGTCTACGAAGCATTACTTAATGAACGCCAGCAGGTACAACAACTGTATCAGCAATTACAATCAGGCGAATTGGGTTCACCTCCCGTATCACCATCTAGAGAAATGTTTGAAAATGATCCTTTGGGTTATATGGACGACAAGATGAAATACGACGAGGCAAAAGAATCTTACGATAAACAGATAGCAGGCTATCAGCAAGTTGTTCAGCAAAATGCAAAAGCTGAACAATTGGCAAAGCAAGCTTATATGAAACGTGAGATGGAGCAACTTCAAATCGCTATCCCTGAATTCTCTGACTCGTCTAAAGCGAAAGAGATCAAGAGTAAACTGGTTAATATTGGTGGTAAGCATTATGGTTATACAGCCGAAGAAATTGGGCAAGTTATGGATCATAGAGCACTTAAGGTTTTAAACGATGCTATGAAATATCAAGAGATCATCGCTGGAAAATCTAAAGCAGTTAAAAAGACTAGAAAAGCTAAACCCGTCTTAAAGGCAGGTGCTAAAAGGTCGAACAAAGTACAACCTGGCAAAGTTCGTGACCGCCAACAGGCGAAACTTAGAAATTCTGGAAGTATCGAAGATGCTCTAGGATTAATTTTAAATGCTTAACATAGGAGAACTATAATGGCACAACCATCAAATACATTTGATAGCTATGATATAAATGGTATTCGTGAGGACTTGGAAAACGTAATCTACGACATTTCCCCTGAGGAAACACCGTTCTATTCATCATTAAAGAAAGTAAGCGCATCTAACACTTATCATGAGTGGCAAACCGATGCATTACGTTCATCAACAACAAACGCTCACATTGAAGGTGACGAGACCGCAGGCGAAGCACGTACAGCAACAGCTCGCTTAGGTAACTACACTCAAATCTTTAAGAATGCGGTAATCATTCCTGACACGGATCAAGGCATAGATAAAGCCGGTCGTTCTGCGGAAATGGCATACCAAACGCTTAAGATTGCTAAAGAGCAAAAGTTAGACATCGAGAAAGCTTTGTTTGACAATAACGCTCGTGTGGCAGGTTCAGCTACTGCAGCTCGTGAATTAGCAGGTGTACCAGCGTACATGACTACTAACATCACTAACACAGGTAGTGGCGGTGCAGATCCTACAGGTTCAGTTCCCGGTGCTACAGCTCGTACCGACGGTACTGCAACTGTGTTTTCACAAGCAGACTTTGACTCAGCAATGCAAGCATGTTGGGAAGCAGGTGGTCGTCCAGACACTGTTTACCTATCTGCATTCCAGATGAACAAAGCGTTAGGCTTCACTGGTAACAATAACCAACGATCTACTGTTAAAGCAGAAAGTGAAAAGGTTATTAAGCACCTAGACGTTTACGTTACTCCATGGGGAACGGTAGAATTTACTCCTACTCGTGAAAACCGTGGTCGTGACGTATTTCTTATGCAATCTGATATGTGGGCCGCAGCAGTTCTACGTCCTACTAAGAACTCAGAGTTAGCTAAGACTGGTGATTCAACGAAACGTCAAGTTGTTACTGAGCTTACGCTTGTTTCTAAAAATGAAGCAGCATCAGGCGCAGTTGTTGACTGTACTACTTCTTAATAGAAGTTGATTTAAACCCCCATTTTTTGTGAACACGTGGGGGTTTTTATTATTCTCAGCAATGATTTTTTATAGTGATATAATAGAAGAAAAGTTTTAAAAAAGGTATACAGATGAAAACGGGCGAAAAAGTCACTTTTGATGCAACCAAACAAGAAATCATTGTTGAGAATACTTACGATAACCAATACTATCTCGATCGAGTGGAAAAGATTCGGAGAGAAGGTTTAGGTGTTCATGGCGAGAATAAACTCGTTGGGAGTCTTCCTATACACCTGATAAAGGAAGTTTGTAATAAACTAGGTGTTAAATGGGGTGACGTTGAAGCACGCAAAGATGTTGTTAAAAGAATGATATTAAGCGGCGATTTTGATAAACTACGAGTGTGGAAAGGCACTTTTTAATATAGGATATAAACTATGGCAGATACAACTACAACAACGTATAGTCTGACTAAACCTGAAGTAGGTGCGTCAGCAGATACATGGGGTACTAAGATAAACACTAACTTAGATACTCTTGATAATTTATTAGACGGTGGAGTACAAATATCACCTGACTTAACAGACTTAGAGATTGACGGTGTTATCGTAACAGCAACACCTGCTGAATTAAACATCTTAGATGGTGTTACAGCTTCTACCACTGAGTTAAATTATACAGATGGCGTTACATCTAATATTCAAACACAATTTAATGCTCAGTCCGATACTACTTACTCAGCAGGTACAGGTCTTGATATATCGGGCACTACATTCTCAATCGAGCCTGATTTAAGAGATGGTATTACCCATGTTGGTAGAGACGCTAATGATTACATTGAGATAGCAGCAGATAAGATTAGATTCTACCTAAACGGTGTTAATGTAATGAGTTGCGATACTTCAGGGAATATCATTGCTAAAGGCAATGTTACAGCTTACGGAACACCTACATAATAAGGAGTAAATTATGGCAATAACAGGCTCAGGAGTAATAAGCATACAAAGTATTGTTGATGAATTTGGCGGTACAGCACCCCACGGCTTAAGTGAATACTATAGCGCTGCAGCAGGTATTCCTGCCTCAGGAGTAATTACAGTATCTGATTTTTATGGCGCATCAGCCGCTCTTAGTTTGACTGTTACAAGTAGTCAACTTAACTTTGATCTATATGATGCTTTAGTTGCAGCAGGGCATAGTTCGAGTGCTATAGCAGGTGTTGCCATTTTTAATCTAACTATCAACGGTGGTGTCACTATGAAAGGCTCTAATACTCAAGGTAGTAATACTAGATTAGGAGATTACTCTTACAATACAAGTTATACTACGTCAGACCACGGTGATACTGCTGCAGGTGCATTTGGAAACCCAAAAGTACCAATGGGTTCGAGTAGTTCACAAAGAGCAGGAACGTCTGTTGGTGGTGTTGTGATAGAAGGATTACCTAATGGTTGTACAATTAATATTACAAATGCAGGAACGATTGAGCCAGGCGCAGGTGGTGGCGGTCACGGACCATGGAATAATCATGGGCCTTGGCATGGACATTATCAGCATTGCGGTGGCGGAACAGGTGGTGCAGGAATAACAATTATTGATGTTGATAGTGCAACTGTCAATCTAACCAACTCAGGCACGGTACGAAGTGGCGGTGGCGGTGGTGGCGGTGGCGGCTGGGGCGCAGGTCATAGTAGTTGTTGTCCAAAATGGGGCGGTGATGGTCAAGGTCATAACCGCTCGAACCAAGGTGGTGAAGGCGCGTCACATGGTGGAAACTCAGGCGGCTCGGGTGGATCTTGGGGAAATAGTGGATCAACCGTTACATCTCAAGGCGGCTTAGGTGGAACAATATTTGAATTAAGGTCTTGCTCTAGTACTTCTGTGAACCTTACAAATACAGGAACAACCACAGGCACTACCTCTAGAACCACAAGCAGTTGGAGAGCTTAGAGGTAAAATCTATTGTAATAGTTGGGGGCGGTAGTTCAGGATGGATGTCCGCTGCTCATTTAATAAATGAGTTTCCCGATAAAAAGATTACCGTAATTGAGTCTCCTAATTTCCCCACCATAGGCGTTGGAGAAAGCACTATCCAATACATCCGACCGTGGATGTACAATCTAGGTATTAAAGATGAAGATTGGATGGACGCTTGTAATGCAACATATAAAGTATCTATCAGGTTTGAAAATTGGGATGGAAAGGATGGTCATTTCCATTATCCATTTGGTCAACCTATCTATAATAATGATATAGACTTCGATTATTATAATTTTGCTCGATTAAAAGACGATATTCCTAGCAGTGAGTGGGCAGAAATATTTTTCCCTGCGGCTCTTATGGCAGAAAACGATTGCTTAGTTGATAAAATGGAAGGTTGGGATTTAAGTAAAAATTCAGCGTACCATTTTGATGCTATAAAGTTTGCTCAATGGTTAAAAAATGAATATTGCATACCTAGAGGTGTTGAATTAATTGCTGACACAGTAAGTAGCATAGATGTGGAAGGTGAAGGAATAATTAAAATTCATTGCGAAGAGCCTGAACATAGAAATGAAAACGCTATTGTTGGTGATTTATACATAGATTGCACAGGTTTTAAAGGAATGTTAATAGATGCTGTTGGCTGTAAGTTTAGAGATTATGGTTATGGACTTATTAATGATAGTGCCTGGGCAACACAACTACCAAAGACACAACCTAATAGGTTTTATACAAATTGTACTACTCTCAAAAATGGGTGGGTATGGAACACCCCTACTAAGGAACGCACAGGAACGGGATATGTTTTTTCTAGCAAATATACAAGTGCAGAAGAAGCTCGAAAGGAGTTTGAGAAACACCTAGGAGTCGATGAGAACGAATTAACTATGAGACTATTAACTTGGAAACATGGTCGTAGAGAGAAATTTTCATACAAAAATGTAGTTGCTATAGGTCTATCTGCAGGGTTTATCGAGCCATTGGAGTCTGGTGGATTATTTACTACACATGAGACACTGAAGGAGTTATCCAAATCTTTACAAAGAGGCGTATTTGGTGGTGCAGAAAAAGAGGGTTTTAATTTTGCAATGACCAATAGGTTTGATGACTTTGCAGATTTTGTAGTAATGCACTATCAGTTTGCAACGAGGTGCGATACTAAATATTGGATGGACGCTTCAAAAAGAAAACTAAATAATAACAATGCCTTAAATGAGTTCTATACCTCATCATACAAAGACTCAAGGACTATACCTAGTAATGCACATTATAATTCAATAGCATTCGGTTTAGGGTTTAACCCTGTGTCTCAATATGATGTAAGCTATGAAAAACTCTTTGCAAACGTAGACATGGTTGCAGATGGTGTGAAGTTTAGAAAATGGTTAAAAAATCGTCAAAGTAAGTGGTTAGATTATATTAAAGAAAATGCTATTAATAGATGACAATATTTTAACTAAAGAGGAAGTCAAGATCGTTGATGACGCGATTATCAATAATGATTTTTTCCCGTGGCACTATATGCCTTATTCTAGTTCGGCAAGTTACCCCTTCTATGGGCATATCCTAGTAACCCGACACAGTGAGGAAGAACCTCCTGTCGCTAGTTCGGACTGGTTCTTCTTTTTTAAAAAGATCATGAATAGGTTTATGATTAGGAATGATTTACTTATGGATGGGTACAGTGTTTTAAGGGCTTGTCTAAATGATTCCTTATCTTTCAAGGAAAAAAGTTGTGATATACATGTTGATTATCCGGAAAAACACATAGTTTTTATATTATACTTAACAGAAAGCACGGGCAATACGAATATCTATGCTGAAAAATGGGAAGAATCTAAGCCTACAACTTACTTGAATAAAGACGGGAGTAAAGATTTAAAATTACTAAAAAGTGTAAAGCCAAAGAAGGGTAGGTTATTATGTGTGGATGGTTTACATTATCATAGTATAGATTTTAAAAAAGAACTTGATAGAAGAATAATTTGCATTTTTGCTTTAAAGGAGAAATAGATATGGCATGGTTTTATAACGGAAAACAAATATACGGAACATGGATAGATTCGGAGGGAGCTAATCACCCTTCTACGTGGGATGAAGATTGGTCAGAAGAAGAGAAAAAAGCTAAAGGATTAATTGACAAAGGTGAAATTAACGCAAGGTTTTTTAATGATGATGGGACGAAGAAAACTTCGGATGAAATAAAAGCCAACGAGTTAGCTAGAATGGATGGACTAAGCACATTTATATTAGGTGCAACATGTAGTGACGTAATTAGTGAAGTAGATGGATCTCCTTTAGAAGAAGACATTCCCGAAAGCATATCCTCATCTAGAGCAGAGACGGAAGCCTCTCGTTTACAAGCACAATCTCTAATCTTAGAGAAAGATAACTTTGATGGTTTGTATGATTTAATTATGAATAGTAATAAGATGGTGCACGGGATTCATGTTCCTTCTGGCTCAGGAAGTTGGGGAACAGAAGCTATATCAGAAGATGCATTACACAGAAGACCTCCCCTAGGGACAGAGTGAACTCTATTAGTCACATAGGTGATATAGAACGGTGGAGTTTAAAAACACCTACGTTCTATTTGAAAAATATAAATAATAAAAAATTATCAGATGAGCTATTAACTAACGCTAAACGAAAAACGGAAGATACTACCTCAACTTTTTTTGAAGATTTTGAGGCTAACATTAAAGACTGCCCAACAGCATTAGACTTACTAGATTCAGTTCAAGATATAGCAACTGAATATTATGGAAATGTAGAGATGGTTGAGTGGTGGGCGCAGATACACCAACAAGGCGAAAGCACAAACCAACATCACCATCATCCTGCAACTACATCTTGGTGTTATTGGGTAAATATTCCAGTAGGCGCAGGTAAGTTTGTTTTTGTACTGAATGATTATGCAAGTGTTATGTCTGAGGTTGATCCTGTAGAGGGAATGTTAATGTTTTTTCCAGGATGGGTTTCGCATAAAGTTACTAGAAATTTATCGAAAGATTACCGGATCTGCATTTCAGGAAACATAAGATGAATAATCGGGATATGTTTTGGTATTTAAAATACATAAGCGCCATCATTGTTCTTATAGCGATTGCACTACATACGATACCGGAGGCTTATCCTATAAACGTGGTTGTACACTTGATTGGAGCAATCCTTTGGACTATAGTAGGATATAAGATGAAAGAAGGCGCTATCCTGCTCAATTTTACTCCTCAGATTCTTATTTTGGGTGGTGGATTAATATACTTTGAATAAAAGAGGATTATGAATGGATTTAGCAGACATTATATTAACCGTCATAGGATTAGGTACTACCGTTATCATTGCTGTTCTCAAGTCTATAGTAACGGACGTTAAAGACTTAGAAAGCTCGATGAATCATTGCCAATCGAATATGCCAAAGGATTATCTATTAAAGCAAGAATATAGAGAAGATCAAAGGTCACTAAAATCAGATATTAAAGAAGATATTACAGAGATCAAACATCTGATAGGTAAGTTATTTGATAAGGTAGAGGGTAAGAAATGATCAACGTCCCACAATGCATAGGTGATTGTTGGATTTTGTGGCCCTATTTAATGTGTGCATAAGGAGACGAGATGAGAACAGGTAAAATCATTAGAGGACGAAACGGAAGATTCTTAAAAGTAACAATACTTAATAAGATCAAATATTTTTGTAATTTCTTTATGACCAAGATAGAGACTTGGTTAAAGTGATGAGCTTCTTCATCAGAATATTATTATTAATATCTTTGATTGTTGCTTTTATGTTATCAGCAGGATGTAACTCACTCGAATTTAAGAATATAGCTAAGACA